CAACCAACATTTACTCCGTCATATGGAACAAAATCTAATTTACCAAAAGCGGGTCCGTGAGTTACAAGTATATCAACATCTTTTGGTATCAAGTTCCACTTATCCATTAGTTTTTCACCACGAGGTAAATTAAATGCCCAATTATGAAATTCAGGTTGCCATGGACTACCCCAGATTTTAACCAATTTATCATAATCCTCACCAACCAACATCCAATCATCTTGAAGGTAGTCTATTGTTTTATAACCGGTGAGCAAACCTTTTATTTTTTCTGGATCATCCTGGAACCCAAAATCATGATTACCTGCGATAAAAACTTTTGTGTCGTAGTTATCTATTTTATCATACCATCCAAAGAAATTCTCTAATTCGGTAACATAACCACGACTGGATATGTCTCCAGCACACAACAATATATCACCACCAGGTAAAAACCCATCCAACAAATTGTGTTTTGTATGTGTATCCGATATAAATGTTAACCTCTTTTTCATGATACAAATATAACAAAAATTAATTAATATTTATCAATTTGTTTTTTAATTTTTTCAATAAGTTCTTCTGAAATATTTTCCTCATTCAAAACATTTTCCAACAATGTTTTAACTTCTTTTTTGGATCTTTCTTTTGATTTTCTTCTTGATGTTAATTCAACCTCATATAGGTAGTATGAAACCTCATCCACATGTTTCAACTTATTTAAATATTTTTCAATTCGCTGGTCTATTAATCTACTTTCGTGTAAATCTGTGATGACATAAAATGACTTAAATAATTCATCAAGTCGTCCTTTTAGATATTGAATTTCTCCGTATTTTAAGATGTCGTTTTTTTCCATAATTTTTTGTTTACAACAAATAATAGAAAAAAAAATTAAGGATATCAACCCAAACTTTGATAATAATCTTTGTCATACAACCAAATATCATCTTCCGGAATCAAAGTCAGTTTGGAAATAAATTCATCGGTATCTGAGTCATAAAACTCAACCCAATACCCCATACCAGAGTCTGTCGGTCTATACCTTGGTTGGTTATTTATTCCAACAACTTTACCTTTTGATCCAATCGGAACTTCTTCACCATCCATGTGAATTAAAACAATTCTATCACCAACCTCTAGTTTTGGGTTTGGTGTATTTAAGTCCTTCGCCATAATTATAAATATATGAAAAACTTTTTGAAATATCTACTAATTGAAGTTATGAACAAATATGGTTCATTTATGTGGTTTGGAACCCACGTTTCCTTAACACAAACAAATTGGCATTATTTATTTGAGATTTTTTTGAGTTTAACTATTAACTTTTTGGTTGTTTTTTCGTTATATTTACAATACAATGAAAAATTACAAGAAACTAACAATACCTGAAGAATCCGCTTGGAATAGAAAGGGGGTATTTCCATTCATATGGCGAAACACAAATTGGAGAATAAGATACTTTATCGGAGGTATAAAAAATATCTTTAGATGGATACCAACTTTATATAAAGATAAGGATTGGGATGACTGGTATATTTTTACAATCCTTCAAAAGAAAATAGAATTTCAAAGAAAAGAAATTATCTATGCAAATCGTCATATGGAGGTTGATAGAGATAATCGTGATATGACTATTGTTTTAAACCTAATTGAAAGAGTTAAAGACGAATACTACAACACTGAATATCTTGATTATGAAGACTCTGATGTTGTATTTAAACCGGTTGAAGGTAATGAAAATCTTAGGTCCGCAGATATAGAGGTTTCAAGTGAGACTTATGATGATTTTTTAAAAAAATACCCATCAAGTGTCCGTAAAATATTAAAAGAAAATCCCAATCTAAATAAAAGAGATTTATGTCATTATGTTTCAAAACATAATCAAGAAAAAGCGCATAATTTATTGTTTAAAATTTTAAAAGAAAGAATGAGATGGTGGTGGGACTAACAATCAACGAAGTAAATTAACATTACCTGATTTTTGAATGACACCATCATCACCTTTAACATTAAACCTTAACACCCAACTATAAGTTCCGTATTGACATAAAACGTTATTGTACATACCATCCCACTTTCCATTTGGGTCAGATGAACTAAATATGGTTTCACCCCATCTGTTAAAAATCAAAAACGAATAACCATCAACATCAAATCCTTCATTCATTACTGGGCCAAAATATTGATTAAATTCGTCACCATCTGGTGTAAATGTGTTTGGTACCCAAAAAGTAACACCTGGACATTCACTTACAAAAACTTGGAGTGTTTGTTCAACATAACATAACCAATTTTCTCTACGTACAGTTATATTGTATAAACCACCTTGAGTATAAGTATAAGTTAATTCATCACCAATAAATGTTTCACCATTGACCTTCCAGGTATTTTCACCATCACTCGTTGATGAGGCAAAATAGCTAACCGTTTTGGGTTCCCCAGCACAGATCTCAAGTGTATCTTGTGCTGAAGAAACAAAACATATGATTAAAACCAATATGGATGAAATAAATTTCATATTTTAGTTATGTTGAATTGGTGATAAAGTTGGTGTACCAAATACTGGTACTGTTGTTGAAGTTGAGAACGTACATCCACCATTTGTTACAGTATATGTCACATTGGAAATTGCGTTCGTTCCGTTTGCCACGTTATCTGGACAAAATTGATTTCCAGAGACTCCGGTTCCAGACCAAGTACCACCAACCGGTGAACCAACCAAAGTAACACAAGGATCAGATTCACAAAATGGACCTAAAGCAGCAATAGTTGGTGTGAATTGGTAGATCAACACGTTTAATGTTACCGGTTGAGCTTGACATCCAGAACCCGAAGTATATGTTACAGATATGGCGTTATTTATAAGACCGGCTGGTGTTGCTGACCAATCCACTTGGATTGAGTTTGTTCCTTGTCCAGAAACTAGGGTTGCTGAACCTGGTATTGTCCACGTATAGGTCCCCGAACCGATATTTTGTACTGTATAAGTGGATAGTGTTGTTGATTGGAAACAGACCGTATCAGGGTTTGTTGTTACAAGTTGTGAGAACAAAGAGCTTGATACTAAAAGAGCTAAAATTAAAATTACTTTTTTCATGGTGTTTAGATTTAATTATGGTTTATTGGGGTTAATATTAACTGATTTGGGTCCGTTAAGGTTACACTTCCACTTACAGTACAACCATTAGCGTCAGTGACCGTTACATTATATGTTCCGGAACATAAATTAGATATTGTTTGTGTGGAACCACTTGGTGTCCAAACATATATATAAGGTAAAGTTCCTGATGTTGGCGTTGCGGTTGCCGAACCGTCACACAAACCAAAGCAAGATGGATTAACAAACGTAAAGTTGGCGGTTAATGGTGTTGGTGTAAAGGTTGTTTGAGCTGTTGAAACACAAACATTTGTTCCACCTACACTGAATGTTGAAGTTAAAGTAAATGTTGTTTGTTGTGTCACGTTTGTTGTCGTTGTATTAAGGTTTGTTGAATTTGCAATTGTTGCCGATGGATTACTTGTCCATTGAATTGTGGTGGTACCATTTATTGTTATTGGTGTTGTTAAATTTGTCGGTGGTGGTACCTGATAAACGGATGCCGTCGCTTGTGAACATGAATTATCATTTATGTTTGAATTTATTGTTCCTGAACTATAAGTTATGGTTGTTGGTGAACCACAAATGGATGTTAAATTTGAAAAAGTTATGTTTGCATTAGTTAACTTACCAACATCGGATGAAATACAATCAAACACCTGAACTCTCCAACCACCTTGTGCCGCGTTACAACCAATAAGTGGTGAAAAATTAATATTGGTTCCCGGAGTTGGTCCATACGAATCATAAGTTCCAGTTAATGGTGTTGGTGATGAACATACATTTAAATTGGGACTTGCCGCATTTGTAAAACAAAGGTTATTGAAGTTGTTTCCACCATTACAAATACTACCTTGACTATTGGATCCTGGATTTGGTGATAAGGTAATCACTGGGCTACCACAAGAAGCCGGTCCAATTAAATAGAATCCCAAATCTGAAACCCAAGTGTGATTTCCGGTAAAACAAACTTTAATTGTTGTGTTGGTGTTTATTATTGATTGTGGTGGTGGTGGATTATAATAAGTAAACGATGTTGGTGTAACTGTATTGGTTCCAATTAAGTTTGTTGACCCACAACTAACTTGTGTGTTTGAGGCTGTAACTTGATTATTTACATTCCAAACCCAAGCAATATCACAACCAACCAATGTACCGTTTGATGAATAAACCTCAATTCTATAACCACCGTTAGACAAATTATTTAAAGTAGATGTTGCGCCGTTTTGGGTGGTTAATGTATTCCAAGAAAAAGTTGTATTGGAATATGAGAACCAGTTGAATGTATAAGGTGCCGTTCCGGAAGTTGGTGTATAAGTCAATGAGCCATTATTTCCTACACCACACCAAATAAAGATTGAATTGTTTGGTGATCCGTTTGTATAAACCGTTGGTCTAACTCCAGAATTTCCGTTTGCTGTAATTTGTGCTACAGTAAAAAAAGTTACAATAAGTGTCAATATGGAAAGTAAATACTTCATCAATTAATAAATATGAACAAATATAATGATAATATTTAATCTGACCAAACATTTTGACATATATTTACAGCCAACGACTATTTCTTTACTAAAGATTAATATTTATTTTTAAAGATTCATTATGCGAACATTATTATTCTTCCTACTAATATCACTTAACTATTTTTGTCAAACAATTAAAACAAACAATATAAAAATCAACCACGGTGATATGACACTCATATTAACAAAAGATACGTGTACTTTTATATCCATACACAAACTAAAATATGTTGATTTTTTAAAACTTGACAAAGAAAGAAGTGACAACTGGTTTCAGGACGTATTTGTTGATAAGTACGACACAAAATACTACTACAAATCCGGATATGATATGGGACATTTAACACCATCACACATCACATCATATGACAATGAACTTAATTATAGATCGTTTAGTTTGTTTAATTCGGTACCTCAGTTACCAAAATTTAATAGGGGTTCTTGGATGAGGTTGGAGAGATCAGTTGAGGATTCTGTTTCCAAATACAAAAAAGATGTGGTTATTATAACTGGTGTTATTTATGATGGTGTTAACTATATGGGTGGTAGTAAAATTCCAATACCATCCAAGTTTTTTAAAGTTTTGTTCATTGGAAAAAAGAAATACGTTTGGGTTGGTTCAAACTTGGATGGGAAAATTATAATTTCGGATCTAAAATCGGTTAATGGGTTAATAAGGGGGGGTGGTGAAAAAGTGGTTATAAAATAAGTTTAAAACTTTCTTTCGTCCATCATCCTTATTAGACAATCCCTAATTGTTTCACCTTTTTTAATATCATGTCCGGCACCGTAAGTACCACCTTTATATGTGTTAACACCACTACCGATGGGATTTGTAAATTCAACGTCAATAGTTGTTCTTACTTTTTTAAACAAACCAGTCCATTTAAAACATTTGGGTCTCCATTCTCGTTCTTCTAGTGTACAAATGGCTTCGGTTTCTTGAAAAATACCATCGTGGATATAATAATAGGTATGTTTTTCTGTATGTATTTTATTTTTAAACTTTGGGTCATAAAAGTCCGTTTTATTTTTTTTAGTATCGTGAGTCCAAGTTCCATCCTTTAAAAATACGGAAGTTCTAACCCAATCATATTGCCAAGGTAAATCTATACATTTTATTTTTTTAGTTCCTCTGTGGAACCATAATGAATCAGGAAACCAATTACTTACAGAATAAAAATAAAATCCATATGTTGGTCTTTCATCTTTATATTTTGGTGGTTTGTTTGTTTTGAACGTCATATAAAATTGCCCCCAAATAAAACAAAAATCCAATTTCCAATTTAACCCATTACTTGGTAGGTACCTAAAGTTCCACTTGTGAAATCCGGGATAAAATTCCATCCAATCATTTTTCCATCTACCGGGTTCAACCTTTTTTAGTCCTAACATATTTTAATTATTTAATTATATGTTATAATTTATTTTATCTCCATTTGCCATAGAATATACAACATGGGTTGGTTCCAATTTGAATTGGATTCCTTTTAATTTATTTGCATATTTCTTACCCATTCCTGATTTTAAATAACCGATTGTTAAATGGGGGTGGTAGTCAGGAAATGATGTTGTGTGTGGATAATTTGATAACTCTTTATTTGTTTCATGTAAGTTTGGTCCACTAGTATCAAACTTCAAAACATCATATTTTTCATTTTCAAATAAAGATGGATTTGTAATTCTACAAGTTCCATAATCAAAGTTGTTTATCACATCTGCAACATCACCTTCAGTAACATCATCATGCAATCCATAGAGTAATGTGGTGTGTGGTTCGTCTTCTAAACCAAAACTTCTATCACCATCTTCGGTGTAGATGTCTTCTTCATCAATTAGTGAATGTAGGTTTTTGATCTCAGGGAAATCAAAATATAACATTACACATCCGTAGTCGTAAGTTTGTTTTTCGTTCATAATATTAACTTAAATAATTTGACATATTTTTGGCTGCTTCAAACGCATCTTCCATTGTTTCAATGATTCTTGAACCTCTTAATTTATAAGGTATCACATATGATATTCCGTCAGCATCCATCCATCTTTTTCCAAGTTCATCTTCTGACTCATAAAGTTCTTTAAATCTGGTTTCATATTCATTCCATTCATCTTTAGGATAATCTTCTTTGGTTGGTTTGTATTTTTCATCAAACAACCTATCACCAATTTTAAATAGATTTCCTCCTCTATGCGTATACCCATACATTCCTTCAATAACAGGTTTATCGGTTCCATATGTTTCTTCGGTAATAACTGCGGCAACTCCATGTGGGTATTTTTCATCTACCATCATTTTGTTTTTCACGTACCATCTTGCTTCGTCCATACTACCAATGTATGTCCCATCAAGTGATAAGAATGAATTTTCTAATGTGTATTCGTTGTTTGGTCCAAATGTGTGTGTCCCAATTTTTCCTCCGGTTAATCTTTCAATTTCTTGGATCTCTTCTTTTGTTATTTCTAAACCTATGTCTTTCATTATCCTGCTGATTCATAATTTATTTCATCTTCAACCTCATCAATCATAGGTTGATTTTCCAATTCTTCAATTACAATATTGATTGCTTCCGGATAACGATGGTTCATTCCTGGTGGAAAGTAAATACTGGCAAGGCTCAATACTTCATTATTTACATAATGTCTGAACTTTCCTTTTTGTTTATTAACTTCCCAGTCCATTGACACATCATTCCAATCTTCCAATACAAGTCGGTTTCCACCTTTTTCCTTGTAATGTAATCTAATCAAATTATTATGACTAAATTTTTCTATGAATTCTCCTAATTTCATTTTTAATAATTTTTAATCTTTTATAAATTCAAATAATTTTTCATCCGATATTAGACGTGGATTTCTGTCTAAACCTCTTGATACAACTTTACCGATATGGTAACTAGTTCCAGTTGAATAATTATGTAATTCTACGACACCCATACCTTTACCAATATATCTTCCAAGCATAATTGGGTAGTTTTCGCATTTAATGTCCACCAAATCTCCGTGTTTTATTTTTACCGGCGGTTGTTTCCATTCGCCACTTTCCCAATAGTCATTGTCAATTAATGTTTGTTTTCCTAATTTCATAAATCAGTTATTATTCTTTTACCCATTTTATCTAATATTGTCTCAATTTTTTTGACAACCTCTATCGCATCTTTTTGTTTATCCCAATATTTTGGGTCCAATTTTTCATACCTACTTTCAAAGTATTTTTTAAGGGCGATGAGTTCTGTTGGTGGTAAGTTTTTTATGTCCATAACTTTAATTACTTTTTACAATTTTATCTGTTTTTGTTAAAACTATTTTACACCATTATCAAACCAATACCAACCAAAAAATATTCTCATCATTTGTCTGTGAAACCAATTTGGTTTATGGGTCATATTAAATTGAGTATAGTTAGTTTCAAGTTTACCTAATCTATAACCTCCAGCATATGTGGGGGGTTTTATTGATTTAAATGTATAATCTTCTTCCATATTATTCGGCAATATAAATTTTTGTTGGTCTTTCATTCTCAACAACACTTCCGTTGTCTGCTGTATGCCAATCCCTTACTCTACCAGTGTATGGTTTATATTCAGATTTAACGGCATAATGTATTTGACATCCTGCAATTATAATTTCTTTACCATTTCCACCAACAACAGCATACCAATTGGCACTATTTCTGTTGGTCTTAACTCCAAGGACCGAATCCTCCACGATTTTAACATCACCCCAAACTGCTTGATACGAAAAACCGTCTGGCGCAGTAAACCACTTGTCTGTTGTTATTAAGTATTTTCCTTCCATTCTATTCTGATTTAAAGGTTTTTTGTTTTTGATACACTTCAATTATCTCTTCGTCAGTATATGTTTTATCTGGATACTGCCCTACACAATGCCACCCTTCTCTTACTTCAACTGCATTATCTCTAATCCATTCTAACAATGATTTTTGTTCTTGTTCTTCCATTTCTTTGGCTTGTTCTATAAGCATCACTTCTTTAGCATCAAACTCACTTGGTCTCATATCACTAAGTTCTGATTCTTTAATTAGTTTTCTTAATTCTATTACAAACCATTCTACTGTTGTTTTCATATTCTACTTTTTTTTAAATTTCTTATACAAACTTAAACAATCTATTTTGATTTGAAAAGACCTTCTGGTTAAATTGGGGGTAAACCCTTACTCTTTATATTTGTAATTTTCAAACTTTTTGTTTTTACTAATTACTCTCCACCTTATCGTAACCATTGGGATATTAAGTGTTTTGGATGCTTCACCAGCCGATCTGTATTCAACATCATCAATTATTATAGGTATATTTTGTTCTCCGTGATATTTTCCTTTCTTACCTTCACTTAATTTCTTTTTTGTTTCCTCGGAGTGTTGTTTACCAAAAAATGGATTTTTATCTTCACTTCTGGGTCTACATTTATAACAAGTATCATTTATTGGTTTAATTTTTACACCACATTCGCAATATTTATAACTAATACCACCTTTCCAATTAGGATTCTTATCCATAGGTAATGAAAACATTTCTTTTTTTTCTTCGTCTGTCATCAATTTGTATCTTTTTTTAATTGATTCTGTAATTCTACGAATAATATCTTTTTTATTTGGATTTTTTGTTATGTTGTCACCACCACTAGATTTAATTCCGATATTATATTCTGGTTTTAAATCTAAATAATGTTGTTCTCTTTCAAGTAAAATTTTTTCATCACACAGTTCAATAATTTCAAAAATAAAATTTTCTTCCCCGTATTTGTTCCAAGCGTTAAGCAATGGTGAATTATGATGTTTTCCATTGTTTAATTTATTTTTATGTGTTCTCCATCTTTTTTTAATGTCTTTTGACGAACCATAATAAATCTTTCCATTTACCAAATTTTTTATTCTATAAATACCAACCATAGGACTACCTTTTAATATAAATATCTACAAAAGATAAAAAGTTAAATGGTAGTCCTAAAAAAACCTAAATTGCCAACTCTAATTTTGAATTTATTTTAGTTATACTGTCAATTCCGGTAATCTCAAAATCATCAATTGTGTAGTCGTAGAAGTTTTTATTCTCTTTTAAAATTAACTTTGGTTGTGTGTCTAATGGTTCCTTGTTTAATAATTCTGAAACACCAACAAAATGTCTATCGTATATATGTAGGTTCTGAACCAAATGACAAAACTTACCAACTTTATAGTCACAATGTCCCGCAACCATCATTAAAAGTGCTGTATATTGAATTTTGTTAATATAACCAGCAACTAAATAATCGTTGCTGCGTTGGATTAGTGTCATATCAAGAGTTAATTCTCCGTTATTTTTTCTTACCGAGAATAGTATTTCGTATGCGCAAGGAAATAAACCTTTTGTTTCAAATAAATCTTGATACTGAAACATATTGATGATATGTCTTCTACCAAACGGATCATCAATTAAACCTACTAATAATCTATCAATTAGATTGTATCTTCCAATTGTTGCACCATATCTTTGTCCGATTGTATCGTCACCAATATTCCATTCTTCCCACCAGTTAATACCCATTTCACGAGCAACTCTCAATGATGAAGTTTGTTTTTGATATATCCATAAAATTTCTTTAATACCGGTTTTAATTGCGGTATTTCTTAATGTCGGAATTGGAAACTCTTCTTTTGATATGTCATACTCTTCAAAAACTCCTGTAATAAATTTTGAGTTTGCCGGTGTTCCATCCTCGTATTTTGGTCTTGGATTTTCATCCCAAGAACCTTCTTCCATAATTTTTTGGATGTTTTGAATATAATATTTGTCGGCTTTACTCATAAATCCCACTTTGTTTTAACTTCACCATTTGTTTGTTGTGGAACTTTTTCCAATTGGTCTTCGTTAAAAATATGTAATAATCCGTATTCATCCATTTCACCAATCACCCGGACTTCACCAGCAATTGTTTCAAATACACCCACAATTGTACAAGGAAATTTATAACCTTTTGGTTTGTGAGCCTTGTCTCCCACTTTAAATTTTGTTTCTTTATTCATCTTTTAATTTTTTAATCTTTGTTTTTGTTTAAAAATCTGTTTCCCAGAAATAATCATCAGAGTATTTATAACTGTTTTTAACTTTGTTACCATTTTCAAATAATACCGTAACAGTTCTTGCGGTTTTTGCAATTACCATACCTTTACCATTTCGGTTATTCTCCACAGAATCACCTACTTTTACTTCTTTAATTGTTTTCTTCCAACTCATATTACTCTGATTTAAGTTCTCCACCAATTAAATTATTCAGTAAATAATTACTCCCAGCAAGATTTGCAAGTATTTTAAGTTCTTTAAATTCAAGTGAATTTCTTGCTTTTAATACACCATCTTTAAAATATTCCAAATAAAAACCTAATGCTCCTTTGTCAGGTATAACCCTATAAGTCTCATTTGTTTCAGTATCGTGATAATTAGTTATCCCGTCATCATCCACATAGATGTGACAATACTTATTTGCATTCAATAATTTTTCTCTTGTTTTACTCATAAACTTCTATTTTTTCGTTTTTATAATTAACTGTGATTAGTTTGGTTGGAATGTTATTTTCATCTAACTCATCTTTTGTGTAGTATGATTGATAATCATTTCTGTTTATTTGAATACCACATCTCTCTTCCAAACTCAGCTCTCGTTCTTCAATCTTTAATCCCCACTTTTCAGAGAACTCAATATCAGTTTTACATTTGTTGATAAATTCTTGTTGATAAAGAACTCTTACTTCTTTTAGAAGTGATCCTTCTTCTTGTTTAACTAAACAATCTTCTTCATTATTAACAGACACTTTCCCCCAATAGTTTTTATAACATTCGTCCAATAATTCTTGTTGTTCTTTATTCATAATGTTCCAATTGATTTTCGTTAAAAATATGTAATAATCCATATTCATCCATTTCACCAATCACCCGTACTTCACCAACAATAGTTTCAAATACACCTACAATTGTACAAGGAAATTTATAACCTTTTGGTTTGTGAGCCTTGTCTCCCACTTTAAATTTTGTTTCTTTATTCATCTTTTATTTTATTTGTATATTGATGGTCTTGAATTAAGTCTTTGACTCAATAATGTTTCCTTGAAACACTTAACAAACTCTTCTTTTATGTCTTCAACAACAATATCGTTACCGTACACCATTACATCTTTCTTAACCCTATCTTTCCAGTGATAATTTGTTGGGTAGTTGTATAAAAGGAAGTTCTCCATTTCCTCCATAGTAAAGGAAATTTCTATTTTAATTTGTTCACTCATAATCTTTTTTTTACCAACTTACTTCCCAATAACCGTCTCTTTGAACATCATGCCACCGAACTTTATACCCCACTCTTTCAAGATACCTCTGTGTTGATGGTTTCATTCTATTTGTTGTTGTTGAGAACTCTCCTCTGTTTGCGGATTTCTTAATCAACTCTATGGTTTCGTCTATCTCAGGAGTCCACTCAAACTCCTCGGCCATCTTTCTTGCTTCTTGTGCGTTCATATTATTTAATTTTATTCAATCCAATCTGTTTGTCCAAATTCGTGTTTACCATATAGTATTTTACCTTCCATAATGTCTTTCATTACTTTTGGCTGATAGTCCTCCAATAATTGTTTTTGTGTGATTTCCCAATTAACTGGTGGTAATTTAAAATCTGCAAAATAAGTATATCTAATCATCCCTATAATATTCTTTCCAACTTCTTTTGTTTCACCATTATCAAGTGTTGCTTCAAATTTACCTTCACCTATATGTTTTACTTTATAACTCATATCAATCAATCATTTTATATGTTGTGAATTTAACTTTGTTACCATCTTCTTCTAAAACACTTTTCTTAAACGATTCAATTACATTAAGAGCTTCTTGTTCGGTATTATGTAATTCTGTTATACCATTTGATGTTGTATAACGATTGTGATGTGTAATTATATTCTCCCATTTGGTACCCAACCAAACAACCCTACCAGTTCTCAATTTATTTGTTCCAACTTGTGGTATATAACGTTTTTCTCCGTTGTTACTTTCTTCTATTTTAATTCTATACATATCATTATGAGTTTTTCCATTCTTTCCAAGTATCAAAATCTTTAAGGGATTCCATTCTTTTTATATCCATCAAATAGGCTTGTTCTATAATATCATAAAACTTGTCCCAATTAATATGTAAAAAATCGGTGTCTCCATCAAGTTCAATTTTTTCCTTAATAAATTCTATAGGGTTCTGTTCCATACTATAATTTTTCAAATTCTTCTTTTACTAAATCAATTTGCTCTTCTAAACTTCGTAGTTCTCTACAAATCATTTCTTTAATTGCGTCTTTATTATAAAGACTTACCTCACCTTTTCTTGGGAAGGTTCCACCATATGAATAACCAATTGTCACACCCAAAGAACAAGATTTAAAAGCTTCTTCCAATTTACGTTTTTGTATTTCAAACCTATCAAGTTCTTCCTTGATTTTTTTTGCTTCTTCAAATTTTTCTATTTCCATATTATTTTTTATCAACAATTTTAATTAGTTTTTCTTCAGTAACAACACCATCATTTTTGAAAATGAATTTATAGTCACCTTGGTCATAATTATGTAAGGTTAATTGATTGATGCCATCACAAGGTATTTTCTGTACTACCAACGAATCAGATCTATAAACATCAAAAGTTTGACTATTGGTTTCCCAACTCACGACTACTGATTTGTTTTTTTCGTACTGAACAATATCTTGAGTTTTACAAGATGTTAAAATTAAACTGAAGATTAATATTTTTTTCATATGATTATTTTTTTACAAATATAATAATCATTTTTTGAATTTACAAATTAATTAAACTTTCCTTGGAACTCGTCATTACTTTCCCAAACATTAACAAACTCTTCCAATGTAAATTCTCTTACTTTATTTTCCTTTGGGTCGTCAACCAAGTAATCATAATTTGGTTGTTCCAGAGTTTTACAAAACTCAAGATATTTTTGATATGACTTTACAAGTTCTTCAACAAAGATTCCATTATCTGGTATTTCAATTACCACTGGTTCAGGAAAAAACATATTCATCCCAATTCCTAAATTAACTTCAATTTTTTTCATTATTCTGGTTTTTCGTATATTAATTCAATTATTTCACCATTCTTATCTTTAACATTAAATAAAACTGTATTTTGGTCTTTGATGGTCATAAATAAAACATCATAAACACCATCATAGTGAATGATTGCGGCAACATTAACTTTCTTTGATTTTTCATCCGTTTTAAAAAAACTAAACGCTACCGGATTGTCTCCTCTTGTGTATTTAGATTGTACAGTGTCAATTCCATTCATATCCATCACATAACTGAATGTTTTAATGGCCTCATCTTCTGTAAATACAGTTCTGATGTGACCTAATTTTGTTTTTTCAAAACCATCTAAATGTTTCACTTGACCATTTATGGTTGTAGTACAAAATAACGCAACTGTTAAAATTATTTTTTTCATATTTTATTTTTTATGTGTCCTATAATATAAATCAGTAATAACACCATTTTGGTCAATTACTTCAAAAAAATACTTATCAATAGTTCCGTCAATTTCACCAAACATTATTTTGTATTTGTTATTTTCTCTTAAAAATATACTAACGATAATGTTATCACTATTTGGGTCGTTACTAAAAAAACCAAAATCAATTGGGTTTTTAGTTATATTATAAACAACGTTAAGCGTGTCGGAACCATTTTTATCTAGAACATTATTGTATTCATGTATAGCCTGGATAGGATCTTTGAAACTCAACTCATAAAGTCCATATTCATTTTTTTTGAAATTCTTGACGTAATCTAATTGTGCGAAACTTGTTTTACCACACAAAAGTGCTAAACTTAAAATTATTTTTTTCATTTTTTATTTTTTACATTTGTTTCTTAAATAATCAGCCCATTCGGCTTGTTTCCTACCGTTGATGAAGAACCAACCCCAGTTGAGTTCAAACCATCTATTAATTCTCTTTAACATCTTCGGACATATTATATGGATCTTCAATATAATCGGCAACCAACATTACCATAAAGGCCGGTAATCCGATAACCAACGAAGGAATTGCCAAAACCAACGACAAACCTCTTAAACTGTAGTAAATTACTTTTTTCATATTTTTGTAAATCTTGGTAATGGGTACGTTGTTCCCGCTTTTTCATTTCCAATAATTTCAATCCACTCTTTTAATGGTCTAGCGTGTGTACTACCAAAAGATAATGATTTGTAAATTACCAATGCTTCATTATTATCTGTGTGATTTGCCAAACAAATCACCTCATATGTACCTCCTTTATAGTGTTGGTACTTTTCTCCCGGTAAAGGGTAATGGATGTATTCTGTCATATCTATTTTTTTCTGTTTTTATATTCGTCGTAAAAATATTGGATTGTTAAATTAATAACAAATAATGAACTAATAGTCCAACCAATTAATAATAATTTCAACATAATATTAAAATAATAACCCAATTAATAAACCAACACCAAATCCGGATAAAAATAATGATAACACAACTATTAGGATTAATTTTTTGATTGTTTTAAAATCAATTGCCGGTTGTTGTGTAAAGTTTGTTAAACCATTCATCATCTGTTGAAGGTTCTTTAACGTATTGGGATCAAACATATTATTCATAATTTTTAATTTAGTGATTTTGGTAAAAAAAGTAAAGTTGGGTTCTTTTTTTGTACTGTAATTTCTGGATATTTCTCACCAAACGTTTTGTTGTCAAACCTTTTGGTTATAAGATGATAACCATCTTTGGTTGGTAAACACGTTTCAATTTTGGGACCAACCGGTTCAAGTGAATCAATGAAATCAATAACTTGATTAACCAATTCCGGAGTTTTTTCATCAATATCAATTACCCACCTTTTTTCGTGTGTTTTTATTTGTCCAACAACCGAACTAAACAAACCATCTTGTTTATGACTTCCGTCCTGAATTCTCTGAGCTAATGCGACCATCATATTTAATGACACATCTTTGTGGTTTTGTTTTTGAACCTGAACATAAGCTCTGGCTTTAAAAAACTCACAAAGTTGTTTGATTTCTTCATAACGTTTTTCAAGATATTCAACGGATTCAATACAATAAGTTTTAATTGTTCTTACTGATTGGTGATTATCTCGTTCTCCTTCTGGTTGATCTTTCTTTCTTTTTAAAATAAGACAGTAATAGAAATCTCCGGGTTCTGAGAAATTTAATAAAGGTTTAATAAGTTCAAGGTTGTCAATCATTTTTAATTGTTTAAAATCAAGTTTTTTGATTCAATAAGTTCGTTTCTTTTTAATTTAACTTTATAATCCAAATCCGATATGAATGGTAAGGCCAACATATTGTCGTAACCTTTGTTAATCATTTGGTTTTTGAAATTGGATATCAGTTTTTCACAAGTTGTTAGTTGTTCCCAATTTTGACAGGATTTAATTACTTTTTCAATCCACTTTTTTGTTTTAAAATTATCTGACATCTTTTATTATTTTAAAATTATTAATTTTTAACCATTCCAAAAAATCAAGTGCGGTCCATTCATTTGGGTCTAGTTCACCAAGAGGTCCGTCACCAAATTGTTCTATAAACCCCGGTAAATAGTCATGTACTATTTCAATACCACCATTTTCGGCAACCTCAATTTTTGTTTTAACCATTTCAATAGCACAAGTTTCGCATTGTACTGCTAATTTATCACCTAAGAAATCGTGTTTACAGGTGACACACTCACACATATAGTTTCCAGGTGCAAATCCACCTACTGGGTATTTTCTGTTTTCCATTATTCCTCAATCTTATTTATAAATGACTGCCTTTTAGATGTTACCCTTGCTTCAAGTGGCCAAATAACACTATACTGATAATCTCTCCAATATTTGTTAGGTGTAGTTCTCATTAGTTGTTTTCTAAAATTACTAATTAATGTTTTAACGGCAAATGTCTGTTGGTATGTCTCACAAGAGTCAATTACCTTTTCTATCCATTTTGCTACGTCTCCGTAGTGTGTACTTCTTTTATCCATTTTTATATTCTTTTTAAAATTAAACAACCATCTTCATCAAGTTTTGGAATATCACCATAATAAACATTACCATTATTTGAAAGTGCCGGAACAGTCTCAATCTCAACATCCCATTCAGTTTGTTGTAGTGATTGTTTAAAAACATCAAAAGTGGGTTCATTTTGTACATGGAAAAACGCTTCTCTTAATTGTTCCTCACTAAACATCTTATGACCCATCAACTCAAGTGCTTTTTGGAAGCCTTTTTTAAAAGCAAGTTCTCTAATAAGTGCTTCTTCATCATTCCATACTTCACAAATAGGATATTCTATTTTAGCCAACTCATCCAAATCATATCCTTTCTCAATTGCTTGACAGTTTTTGAGTGATAACGATAATCCTTCTTTCTTTAAAGATGTTGATGCAATAACAACCCCTTTATCATCTTCAAGAATATAATTTACATCCGTTTTTATTAATCTTCCTTTCATAACCCCAAAATTAATAATATTATTTTAAAAAAACAAATCCCCACTACTAAGATGGGGATTTAATTTTATTTATTTAGTTCTTCAACCATTTTTATATTAAGTGTCGGTGTCCTTAAAATATCGTCGGTACAGGTTTTAATCACTGTCATTCCGTTATCATCTGAACTAACATCTTTAACCTCAATTTGTGTCCCGTCATTAAACCTTACTAATTTATCACACGTATTGTTTTTATTAAACGCCATATACATAATTCCACCGTATATTAAACCACTTAAAATAATTACAAAATATACTGTTCCAAAATTTCTTATCATCTTATTTAATATTTAAAAATGTTCCAGAACCACTTGTAACTGTTGTAGGCAAAACCCCATTCCATTTTTCAACTTTTTTAAACTCAACATACAAAGGTGTTAATTTTTGTTGTGTAAGTTCCATTGCTTTCGCTTTTGCTGCGGCATTAATTACCGTCTCAGCACTATCGGCCCTTGCAACGGCTACCTTTCTTTCACCATCGGCTTTTGCCGCAATTGCTTGTTGACGAGAAGCCTCGGCTTGTTGGATTGCTTTTGTCTTTGATATGATTGATTCTTGTAGTGCTTCTGGTGGTGTAATATTTGTTCTTAATTGTGATACATTAAACCACTTTGATAATCTCAAATTACATTCGGCAACGATGGCAGCTTCAAAGGCTTGTCGGTGATTAAAGATACTATCCACTTCCCAGGTATTAGATACGTCATTAACGGCACCAATAATTGCGTTCTTTAACCATCCATGTTCCACATCGGCAATTGGTCGTCTCAAGTTCACAAACATATCACCAATCGCATCTTCACGTAATGAATAATTAAATGTTGGTTTAATGGTTGCCGAGAATCCACCTTTTAAGATTACACTCTGGTCATCATATTCAATATGTTGTTGGTAAATTGGAAACTCCAATACTTGTTCAGTCCAAGCGTTATACATAACCCAACCTGTTTTATATTGGTAACTTGCAACACCTCTCTGATTTCCAACCAAATTGATTTTCAACCCTTTGTTTCCGGCATCAATCTTCTCAATTGCAAATGGTTGAACTGCGGCAATGATAAGTGATAGGATAAAAATCCCAATCGGTTTAACGAGCCACGCACCATTTAATCTTTTACGTGTACCATACATACTTTCAGTAACCTCATACATATTACCACTTGTTTTAAATGCCGTAAAACCGGCGATTACTAGTCCTGCTAGGACGATTAATGTTCCAATCATTTTTTGTTTGTTAATTTATTTAATGTTTCGCCTGCTAAATACATAAAGATCCCAACCAACCCGACGATACCTAAAAGTTGGATGAACCCGTTAACTTCTCTACTTATAACATAATCCGCAAAAAGTGAAATCATCGTTATTAACCCGAGCCACTTCAAAAATAATTTAAAATATTCCATATATTGTTTTTATTTGGTTACTAATCTAAAAAAACACAATCACTGAAGTCATACAAATGATTACCCCTGGTTGACCTAACTTGCAAATAATACTTATATCCGTATAGCTTAAATGGTTTTTGTCCTTCACCATCCTTCAATGGTTTAATTGGAAGTTGGAGGTTTGTTTCAATACCGTGAATGACCTCAATGTTTTTAACAACATCCGTCCAAGTTGATAGTCCGTATTTACCATTATATCTAAATTCCTTTCCAACCAACTGTTTTAAATCAAACGTTGGTGAGGTTTCTTCAATTTCTGGCGATAAAGGATTTCTTTCACCGGTTAATTCCTCATAATAAGGATTAAGTTCACCGGTGTAAGGATCATGTGTTGGTATTTTGTTCATCTTAAAACAAACTTTGCATTTGGTTCATAATACTGATTAATCTTAATTCAAGAGCTTGGATTTCTTTTTTATCTTGTTCCGTTGGTTCAAAATTCCTTGCTTTGATTTCACTGATTTGGTTTGAGACTTGCCTATGTTGGTTTAATAGACTCTCATACATTACTTTTTTACTTTCCATTTGGTTTTATTATTTCGGTTAATGAATATGTACCAGCAACTATAATGAAAAATGCACCAATAGTCAACAGAACAAACATTCTAAAAAAATTATATATCATTTTACTATCGC